GTGCCATGGATGCTACGCCCTGAAGGGGCGTTATAGATTTAAAACGACCAAGCGCGCAATGGCCCGGAGGCTACGAGCCCTGGACCATGGATCATGGACCACGGCCATGATAACGCTAATCACCGGCCATAAGTACTTCCGCTGGCACGACTCAGGTGACCTGCAATCTGTGACTCATCTAGCAAATATCATCAAGGTAGCCAAGGCGACGCCAGACACCAGTCACTGGCTCCCAACGCGTGAGTCAGGGCTGATGAAGATAATCAACCCGGAAGCTATCCCAAAAAATTTAAATATAAGAATCTCCGCAACCAAGGTTGACGGCCCGGCTCCCAGATGGTGGCCTTGGACGTCGACCGTGTCAACAACGAGCAAGACCTGCCCGGCCCCAGATCAGGGCGGCAAGTGCAAGAGCTGCCGCGCATGCTGGTCTCGAGACGTTCAAAACGTAGTTTATGCGAAACACTAAGCCTGCAATTTACCCGCACCACGAAGCGTGGGCCGCGGCCCATGGCTACCGGACCAAGGTGCAAGCTCCAAGCTGCAAGCCGGAAGATCTCAACGCCGCGAACTCAAACCAGTTCGTAAAAGGTGCAAGCTCCAAGCACCAAGCTGCAAGCCGCAAGCGTCAAGCTTCAAAAGTTTTTTGAATATCAATCCAATTCATTGAGTCCCAAGCGCCAAGCCCCTTGGATAATAGTTCCTGGACCATGGACCCTGGAACAAGTTTCAAGGAGCACGGACCGAGGGTCCGGGCTAAGATAAATGTATTCTTAGGATGTGATTTATGGAAAGCAATTTGGTGTGGTGAAAACTTTACCTTGTTCCTCTTTGCGACTTTTAATTCTACAGTGAAAAACTTCCCAGAAGTATTGTAGCCCAACACATCAGGCATACCAAGTAAGCTAAGGTTTTCAATACGATTCCAGATGATGGAGCATGTATTTTTTTTAAGATCTTGGTATAATTTTCTTTCTGGACCCATAATGTTTTCAAGGTTACTCCGGTATGTTCAGAGCACGTATTATTTCTTTTTTAGTTGGCTTAAATACTACACGTACAGTACCATCTCCAATGAGACTTGACTCCTCTACATCTATCCGTTTCACCTCTTCTAGATAAGGTCCAACCTTCATGTAAATCTTTGCATTGTTAATGGCATTTCCTTTTTTACCATCAATAAAATGCTCCAAATAATTCATTAAATCTTTTATATACATTACATTCCTGACTTACGCATTCCATCCACTCTTTTATCTAGGACGTCGCGCATCTTCTTATTCTCTTCCTCTAACTCTGTCAATTTTTCTTGTAATTTTCCGTTCAGTTTTTGATGTGACTCATTAATCTCGAGTGCCTCAGCAATCCTATTAAATAAATTATTATTTTCTCGCTTGGTTCGATCCAACTCATTTTGAAGATGATTGCATCTTGCTTGAGCTTCTCTAACTCGATTAGTTTCAATTCCTTTCATAATACTGAGCTCTCCCTCAGCTTCTTCTGCTCTTTTCTTCATGTTAGCTAAAGGTGTTCGATCCTTTCTCATCTCTGCGATAGTACACGCAGCCTTGAGGGCATCTCTTTTCAAACGCATATCTTCCTGAATCGGAACAGCATCAGCATAACTAACATTATGCTCTTTAGCTATTTCCCAAAGCGTTGGATTATCCTGTTCTTCTCCTTCTTCTTTTTCTTTTTTCACATTGACTTTTTATCAATGTTACCTTAAATTGTCAATATGGGTGTACCAAAAAGATTAACTGAAATGCAAATGAGATTCGCTGAATTCGTAGTGTTCGGAGGTCCAGAAGGACCTATGACCCAGGGAGAAGCAGCTATTGCTGCAGGCTATAGTGCACAGAGATCAAGACAAGAAGGATCAGAACTCTTAAATCCAAGACTCAGTCCATTGGTAGTTCAATATGTAGGTAGACTCAAAGAGGAAAGACTTAAAAAATTTGAAGTAAGCTACGAAGGACACGTGGCTGAACTGGCGCGTCTTAGAGAGATGGCGTTGAAGAAGGGAAGTTTTTCTTCTGCTGTAAACGCCGAAACAAACCGAGGCAAGGCAGCAGGATTATACATAGAACGAAAAATAATAAAACATGGGAAATTAGAAGATATGTCAGAACAGGAATTAGAATTAAAAATGAAACAAATTCTAGACGATTACGCACCAATTTTAAATGTGACTCCTGCACCTAAAATATCCTCTAATAAACGTTCAAAAAAAGGGAGTAAGAAAGGGCAAAAATCAGTACTAATAAAGCTATAATTATTACCCCGTCTGGATTCCACACTTATTTTTTCTTTTTAGATTTTCTTTTTTTCTTTTTAACTTTTTTCTTCTTTTTCTTAGTTTTCATAGTTTTCTCCTTTAAGATGTTATACTTCTCTTCACTTAACCAGTCAACACCTCCACGGAACTCCGATTCATCAAACATCTCTTTTCTATAACTTTAATACACATCCAATCGGCATAACGTTCCTGTCTGAAAACACTTCATCTTTTGTATCATAGCTACTGAAGGTCCAAAGAAACTTCTTATTCTTCTTATAAATATATGCAAAAGTAATCATCTTCGAACATTCAAACTTATCAAACTCATCCGCGGTGGCATGGCCGGCATCCCCGGTGATATCAATCCAGTGAATCTTATAAAAATAATACCTCTTTTTGTTAATGATTACGTGCTTATATTTCGATTTCTTCCGTTTCATGCTTCCTAGAACTCCTCCGACAGCCACTATAGACTATAAATATATATTTTTCTATTTCTCTTATGTGCTAAAAAAGTCTGGCAGGCTGGCAGATTATATATAAATATATAAAAAAGGTATTAGTACCAACGGTTCTAGGTCATTTTCGGTCTGCCAGCGATTTTGATTTTTCTGCCAGTGATGCCAGCAGGCCTAAAAAGACCGCATAAAATGCACTTCTCTCCTTCGATCTATGGGATAATTGGCCGTTTTTCTGCCAGCTGTCTGCCTAATTTGTGCCATAATGTCGCCTTAATGTTGACATCTTTTCAGCAGCAAAACCGATTTTAGCCAACTGTTTATCAATGCTGCCTGTAACGTCTTCATGTCCAGGCAATACTTTCCCGCTTAAGAGTGCATCGATCTTGACCAATGCTTCTTCCTGATCGGCAGTGTAGCGTTTAATCAAGGCTTGATAGATTCTCTCTCTAATTGTTCCTGCTTCTCTCATTTTCCTCCTTTCATTAAAATGCCCAGCTTACAAAAGAAAACCTTACTCCTTTGGTTATTTCTTTTACTTCATGTGGATACATAAAATTAGATGGAAATAATAATATATCGCCGCGCATTAGTTTAATTTTTTTTCCTCGACACATAAATTCTCCACCTTCATAGTTATCATTTAATAAACCAACAATAGAAATAATAGGAATTCCTTTGAGTTTCCCATCAAATAGACTCTGAATATGATCATGATGCATTCGCATTTTAGTTCCTACTTCATAGCGGTTAAATCTTACTTGGCTTATGTGTTTTATCCATGAGGCGCTGGATGTAGAATACTTTTTTTGATAATTTTGTAAGGCGTCCCCTAAATATTTTCCCAATGATTTAAATTGATCTCCTGTAGAATTTATTATATCCAATTCTTTTTGTGGCTTGGAATGATAATCATCTCGTCCATAATTATACCAGGAATGTTTGGACCATTTCTTTTCCGGTAATGAGGATTCTCTAATCAAAGACCTACATAATGGGGTAGGTATTAAATTCTGAACCATTATATAATCATCAACGTGGTCCATCATTCTCCTTAATATTTAAGTGAGTTGAAAGAGATTTCACTCCTAATTCATCAAAACAAAAACTATTAAAAGCTAAACAATATCTACTTTCTTCTTTAACATTAGGAGGCACAGAATGTCTTGTTGAACTGGGAAATAAAATTAATTCTCCTGACTCTGGTTCAAAATGCCATGAATCACTATTCAATCGATGGTTTTTAATTCTAGGCAACATTATTCGATCAATAGTATTTTTATTAAAAGAAATTCCAGCATGTTTCTCATTTCTAAAATAAAATACTCCACTTACAATGCTATTGGGATGTGTGTGTTCGTGGGCAAAGCTGTTATGAACGTTGCGTTGCACCCATGCCTGGGTAATAGATAATTTTTTATCGGTGCCTAGAATGCTGCTCGTATATTTATCTAAGCCTTCTAGGAAAAATTCTTTAAGCTTAGAGAGTTGCGGGTGTTTCATTAAATAGGAGTCTTTGCTTCTAAAAACCCCAGTTATTTGTTGATTCTCATACTCTAACGATCTAATATATTTAAACTCTTTTTTAAAATCTTCTGCGTATTTAGTAACTAGAAGAGTTGTAGGAAACAAAGCTATAAGTTTGTCACTCATAATTTCTTGGCCATTCCACCTTTTCTAGCTTTATCTAATTTTTGTGCTTCTTTTTCAAAGTCCTCTAATAATTGATTTGGATTTACATTAGCTTGTTCCTTAGGATCTCGGATTAAATCAAAGTATTGATCTAAGCGTTTTAAAAATTTATGTTTCCATTTTCTTAACTCAGCATCTTGGAATTTCCATTCTTGAAAGTAAAGATCAGGAGTACACATCATAATAATACCTTGACGTATATTGCTTCCATAAACATAATCGTGAGCCATTGCATACGCTGCTATCTGAAGAAAGTAATCTTCGATCCAGTCTTCTTGTTTGGGGCGGTTTGACTGCTTGAAATCAATAATAGTTTCCATCCCATTATGTTCACAAATTAAATCTGTAGCCCCAGCATAGAGCCCAGGATAGTGGAGTGTAACTTCAGAACCAAAATAATAAGAGACAGGAGTGAGTCCTACCTCAATAACCTTTTTAGCCATTGGTTTAGCTTCTTGACCGATCGGTGTAAGATCATCGTACCCGGATTCTTTGATGTGTTTCTCAATAAACTTATGCATGGCGCTTCCCCTAAGAGAAGAACGATTTTTGATACGTGTTGCTTCGTCATCGCCTACTTTTTGTCTCCATTGTCTTATATATTGATCATCTTTTGTTTTTGAAAGTATAGTAGTTACGCTCGGGAGGCGGGCGCCTTGAATTTGGTAGGTCCGTGAGCCGTGGTCCGTGGTGCTTGTCCCCTGGACATAGCTATATTTATTATTTTTTTTCATTTTAAAATTTCCTTGAAGCGGCCTTTCCAGGAATAGGCTCCGTGGTGCGTGGTCTCTGAGTCAATGTTGGCATAGATCTTGAAGCCCGCGCCCCGGACCAAGTCACAAAAAGCCAAGTCCTCGCCCTTCCAGGCGCCGCTACTCAGGTAAAAAGAAGTATCCCAAAAGTTATAAAGGTACTGGGAGATCGGATCTTCGGTGGTGGGTACGCCCATCACTTCATCATTCATCTCTTTAAGCTTATGATCGGGAATAGTAATCTTATAATTAGAATTTTTTTTCATGAGTCTTTCAAAAACTTTACGGTGGATGAGCATGAGTCCTGCGGGTCCGGCTTCAATCTCTACAATGTCAACCATACCCAGTTCTTCAATATCAATTTTTTTCGCGTCCTTGAAGCTCACGGGATACTTAACCTTCAT